CTGCATCTCCTTGCGAATAAATACCGCTTGTTCCAATACCGCCTTTTAAGTTACCGCCTTGGTATACGTAAAGACCTTCTCCTATACGGGAATCAACATCGGCATGATCAGGCCTTACCCATGCTATCCCGTAATGGTTGCCGATAGAAAAGCTGGAACCTGCTTTATTACTATCATAAGCACTACCAATCCCCCAAATATTCGCACCCCAGTTACTGCCTGATCCCGTTGTACTGGCATAGCTTCCATGCAGTCCATATTCTGCCGCGACATCGCCTGAAAACGCTGCTCCAGTTGCGGTTAGGGCCTTCATCTGCACATCCCTAAAGTCCGTATCTCCCTTATTACGGAACTGGTAGCTGGATGGGCTTAGAAACTTACCTGCAGAATTAGCTGCAAAAATAAACTGGTCGCCCGTGATAGTAGCGAATTCTACATCATCGGCAGCACCAAGGCCCAGCTTCGTTCGCGCCTGCGCAAGCGTGCCATCCAGCCTGTTAAGCTCGGAGGCCGTGGCAAGCAGATTAGCATCCATGTCATCCAGTACGCTGCTGTGCGCCTGTACATCAGCGCCTATTTCAACACCAAGATTCGTGCGGGAAGCCGGCAATACGGCATTATTGGCATCGGGCAGCATAAAATCCCCCCCAGTGGGATAGGTCGGGTCATCAGTGAATTTCGCTGGGACATTCACAGTATCAGAGGAGGCCGTCGCCGAAAAGTTGCCGCTTGTATCAATGGCCTTAATCCAATACGTGAAATCGCCCGCCGTGGTAATATTATCCGTCATCTTCGTGCGCTTGGACTTATCAACATACGTACCGGTTGCCCAATCAATGCCTACCCTAACTTCATATTGCTCGTTATCAGTCTCATCAACAGGGTTCCATGTTAGCCGTATTTGCGCCTTATCAACGCTAACCACGAATCCGGTTACATCAGGCGGCAGCTTTTGCTTTCCTTCAACTGTATGAATGTCAGATTGCACCCAGCCTGATACATTGTTTTTATAACGGCTCCGTATCTGAATAATATAATCCTTACCCCGCGCCACATCCGGAAGTGATACAACGCCTAAATTGGCATCAGCCTTAAATAGCCCTACCCATCCCTCCTTTGAACCGACGGGACGATAACGTGCTTCTACTTCGGTCGTCTGGTTGCCCTGCTGAATGGAAAATGAAACTAACATTCGAAGCCGGAACGTACCATCATCATCCTTATACAAACTATTATCATCAGAGCGCACCGAATCAATGACAGGCGCTGGTGGTGTGGTATCCTCGAATTCTAAAGGCTCTGTTATTTGAGGGTCAAAGGGAGGAATAACGCCTGTGTCGGCATTATAAATCTCACTGGCTTCATCAACCATTGTGATTTTAGCAGTCAAATCTGGACCAGGACTAATCCCAATAATACGTAAACGAGCAGGGTTGCCGTAGCTGTATAAATCTCCTTCATTTATATCTATTTGTGACAAGCCAACAGGCTGAACTATCTTATTTTCACCTACGTCAGTTTCAATCTGAAAATTAAATACAGAACCATCTGATTGTTGAACGTATAAATAATACTGCTTGCCAACCGCCATTTTAATTGTGTCATCAACTTCAATGCTGGTGACTTCATTATTGGTATTGCGGGTAACTTCTTTGATCCTCCCGCTTCCCCCTCCGTGTAGTACCACATCAGAGGCGCTCAGAATTAAATCCCCCCTCGTAAACCGGATGTTTTCCGCATCAAGGGTTCTTACATACGTCTCGGGACGAAGGACCCTCTCCGCTAATTTATAGCGTACTAACTTCCAGGCCTGTTCCCATGTAGTGACCCCATCGAAGGTGAGATCTGTAAATATAGTGGCAGTAGTGTACCCTCCATCATCATCTGGAAAGGGAGGACCCCCACCAGTAGGTGGATTACTTGCATCCTTACAGTACCCATCCGCGTAAACTGTCTTTTGAGTGTTTACCCATCCATTTTCTGAATCCTTGAATTTTACTTGAATACCATGAAGCTCCTCAGGAAAAACACGGGTGGCCTTAAAATCAGCCGTATTTCGATCTGTGAGCAAGCCTGTAGGCTGGTCTCCAGATTCATCTAATATAGGACCCCAACCATTTCCATGATTACCAATTGCAGCACGTCCGGCGGCAGCAACATTTTTAGCCAATTGAGCTACTGTCGACTGATCATCTATGACTGTATTATATTCAAAAGAAGGATAATTATCAGCCCAATATTTTAATCTCTCACCATTTAGCTTGTCATACAAGATTCTGCTCTTATTTGTTTTCCCAGCATATAAATCAGCAAGTACCCAAGCAGGTTTTGATGTTACAAGCCCTCCTGAGCCTCCTCCTGTGTTCGCATTAAATGTTGGGTGTTGCCAGTCAATACCATCATAGTAAGACAATCTTGCTTTTGCCTCCACATTAAATTTGTCTAAAACACCATTTAATTGGTCAGTAGCTTTAATACGCATCCCAATCTGTACGGTACCCGGCAAATTAGTAGGCTTCTTATCAGATATTGAGCGGAAGGCTGAAACGATGGCGCTGTTTATCGTAAGATCCCCTTCTTCAAAATCATCGGGTATATGCCAACCTGAATTAGGGTATATAGGTATCTCCCACCGATATTCTTTATCGTCATCATTCGTATCAATCCACGTATCACCGTGTATCAATAGATTGCCATTTTCGCGAGTTACGGGCTCGTAATCTGAGTATATCGTAACTTGAGGCACTGGCGTCTTACGCACAATCTTAACATCGTATTGCCCAGTTGATGGAAAGTTAAATTTCGCGCCTGTTCGATACGTTTCCTTTGCAGCAGATGTTGCAACAAAATCAGGCGACATGCGTATATTTTCAGCAACACTTATTTGCGTCCATCCACTCGTTCCAGTCTCCTGATAGTATAAATCAAATTCAACACTACGTTCTTCAATGGACCCGTCATCCCGGGACACACCAAACAAGCCCTTTGGAAATGTAACATCTAATGAAAACGAATCTGTATTAGGGACTGTCGTGCGAATCATCTCGGCGTCCATCTCATCTAATGCTACATTAAGCGCCTCTTCATTAATATCATTCGTATAATGTTTTGGATTTTCAGCGACATCTATTTGAACATCTTCAAAATTATCATTTGAAATAAAATTATTAGCGTTGTCAAGACTACCAAGAGACGTGTCTTTAATCTTAGGATTCAATAATCCAAGTGGTCCTCGCCCGGCATTAAACAAAAGATGTAAAAACTGTTGATTCCCTACAATTTCCGTATATGGCTTAGCTGCCATTGGCGGATACATCCGCATGTGTCCGTACACACGAGGTACAGGGCCATAAGGGACTAATTTATTCTTACTGCCAGTTAACGCTCCTCGCCTATTAAATTGTATCGTATTCGAACTATTTGATTGATCAGGAGTTGGAACTAAGCCTATCGCATTAATGCCATACTTGGCTCCAACAGTAGCTGTCGCTACAATGGCTCCTGATAAAGCTGGCGAAGCTATTCCTCCAGTCGCCCAAGTTGCGGCTGCGGTAGTAGCAATCAGTATGATAGAAGCGGCCATGTTTTTGCCACTATCACTTCCAGAGGGGAGACGTACGGCATGTATTATGTCATTTTTAGCAATTAAACGATCATAATCCTCAGTAATTTCTCCATTGAAAAGAATTTCAATTTGCGGAGACATACCAGGAAGAACATCATTAATTGACTGTCCATATTCTACTTGGCAGTAAACGGCCTCACCGCCAATTAATTTGTTATGTATAATAATTCTATTCATAAACATACATACTATCTATTCGTTGATTCCAAAGCGTTGATTTTAGCCTTTCATGCTTTGAATTTACTCCCTCATGCACATGTAAAAACCAAGCTTCTCCTTTATTAAATCCAGTACACACACCCACATGATGAGGTTTTCCTTGAATTGAAAATATGATTATAGCTCCTTCTTGCGGTTCATGTACTTCTTTCCAGTTTTTTTGTTCATTGTCAATACATTTACCAATGCCTTTATAATCACCTGTATTTTCATAATCATCACTAAAATCAGGAAGTGGATCAAAGCCATGTTTGAACTTATAAATTAATTTTACAAGACCATAACAATCACACCCTGCTAATGTCCTTCCTTTTTCACGAAATTGAACTCCTATAAAAGGTGTAACATTTATCATTCGAATACCCCAGCGGCTGTTTCAGGATTAAATGTTCGAGAAGGAAATTGTCGGTATAAAAACTTTTCATCTAATGCAATAGTACCTGTAATTGTCTCAGGAGTTACATCATGCTTAGTGTATTCTAATTCAATAGGCCCGTATTCAATGTCGTCCGAAGTTGGTAGGTCATCATTCCCATCCACATAAATTACTTTTATCGTAATCGTAGGGGCAGATTTGAGGCTTCTTAAAAGGGCGATAATGTCTTGGTCAATATTACCAATGGTAATACGGGACTGTACTTTTTCATC